AAGCTCATTTTCTTCAGCTGTAGATCCACCATGCGCAGTTTTTTGTCCAACTTGGCCTGTTTGGCTGTGATGGCATGACCCAACAGTACACCCGCTGTTTGGAAAACTGTACCGCTAAATCTAGCTTCCATGGCCATGCCCAGTTCCATCAAATCGTTAAATTTCTCTTTGGCGAGATCTGCAAGTTCGTCCATTTCTCTGTCGGACGCATTTAAATCACGCACACCGGGCAGCGCTTCATCAATTTTATCAATGGCTGTGTTTACATCATCAAATACTGCCTGTTGCGCTTCTGCGGCGGTCACTGCTTGTTCGGCGGTAACATCTTCTGCCACTTCGGCGGGTAAATTGAATAACGATTCAAGTTTTTTGGTCATACCAATATTTATTTGGATTTAGTTCCGGCAAAAATATCGTTTTCGTTAACGACTCTAAATGATAGACCTTGTTGAGCGCAGAATTTTTTAGCTGCGTCCCATTTGTGTAAGTTCAATACCACAGCGGCTTTGTCTCTGGCACTCTTGGCTGCTTCGAAAGTTGATTCTTTACTGGGTTTTACTTCAATCACTTCGCCACGCTTAACACCCTGCGCATCCACATAGATTATTAAAAAATCCGGCACATATATGGTGTTCTTTTTGGTAAAAGGATTACGATAGTTTACATGTATGGCTTCGCTGGCCCATTGTAGTATGTTTGGGTTGTTATCGCAGAAATTCATAAAAGTGAATTCCCAACTGGATCTATAAGTAGGTTGCTTTTTGCCTATATACTTGTCTGTGTTTTTTATCACAAACTTGCCCTGAATGTATTTGGCCATTAGACGGGAATGATTGTTCTGCTTACATAAGAACTGGTCTTGGGATTATTTTTAATACCCAACAGGCTGGTGTTAACTCTGCCAGTATTCAAGTACAGCGCCAACACTGTATTGAGTTGCCCTCCTGGTAGTTTTTGAAACTCTGATAAAACTTCTAACGGATCTGCTCGCTGCGATTGTGCTGTGTCTATGACTGCTTGGGCCAATAGTTTTGCACTTTCCACATTGCCGGTTTGTTCTTCAAAGTAACTGAGTATGGCGTCGTTGGTGTTTTGACTAACTGTATAGCTAGGTATAAAGTAATTGTTAAAGAATCTAGTAGTAGAATTTGTTCCACTGCTGTTTAAATTACTGGGTTGTTGAGGATTATAAGTTGTCATATTGAAAGATTAAATTAGTTCCAGTAGTCTTCATATGAAGACGGATCTGGAATTGAGTCGACGGTGGCGATTGGATTATTATCATTGCCGTAAAGAGGATAATCACTGACACTGCCAATGTTATTGATTGCATTATAGCCGCCACCATACACCAGGCCGCCATCTGAAGTCCGCAAAGGATTTCCATATCCGTCTGTCCACTGTCCAGGAAATCCAGCCTGGTTATCGGTATTAACACCAGGTGCCCTTGACCCAAAACTTGGCCAATTAAATCCATTGGTTGCTGTTTGTGGGCCGTAACCAGTAATTTTTCCTGCACCATCAGTGAAAGTCACACTACCAGTTTTATCGGTAAGAATATATCCACCTTCTCCGTCGTATACTCTACTTAAAATATTGTTGGTCGGACTGGCTGGATTATATTTTCCGTCGCCGAACCATGATCCTGTTACATTTTTAATAGACCCGGCCACACTGTCCCATCCTTGACTGATACTGCCAGTAATACCATTTAAAATAGGCTGAAGGCCATTACTGATTTCTCTGCTAACGAGAAGACCCAAAGCGCCCGCGGCGGCGCCACTTACCGATTGACCGATAACAGTTTTACCTAAGAATGTTTGATTGAGCAATTGATTAGCACCGTAGCCCAGAAGACCGCCGGCCGCAGCACCGGCAGTGCCCGATATAGTATTTATAATATATGCTCCTGTGGTGCCGCCGGTTGTGTATATGATGCCTGTTCTTGGATCTGTGTATGTTTGTTGCTGACCTGGATTGAGTTGTTGACCTGCAATTACTTGATTTCTTGCATCCACTGGAGCATTAATGGTATTTGTGCCTGATATAGCATTTGTACCAGGATAAGTTTGTATCGCCCCGCCCCGTTCGTCATCGTATATAACTCTGGTACCATCACGGTATACATACTCAGTTACCGGCTTGCCGCTTTCATCGGTGGTAACTGTGGCATATTTTAAATTTTCTGTCAGGTTGGTCGGATTGTATGTTCCAGTTGCGGTTTGTATAGTTTGTAATTCGCCTACAATATTTGTTCCGTCGGAGTTCTGAACAAAAGCTGTAGATTGACCAGTGATAGGTTGTCCTTGTGAATTTACTTGTATGATGCCACTGGTGGTCTGCGCTTGATATATTTGCTGATAGCCGGGCAATGGCGCTGTTTGTCCGCTGACCACACCGCGTACCCACTGATCAATTTGAGTGGCTGCTGTTTGCACAATGGAGCCAGTCACTGCGCCCACTGCGGATCCTGCAATGGTTGCTAAAAATGAATTAGCCGGAGATCCATATGGATTTGTTTGAAGTATGCCTGCGTTGGAGTACACTTGACTGCTGCCGTAGGTGCCGCCGTAGCCGCCGGTGCCATTTACTGTGGGGAAAAATACATTATTGATAGCGCCGTTCACTGCGCCATTTATAACCTGTCCCGCTATTTGCCCCAGTACTTGCTTTGCTACTCCGCCAATGTTAACATTTTTAGCAGTGTTATAAAATTTGTAAGCATTGAGTATGCTGCCCAATACTCCTACACCGCTGCCAGTGCCATTGGGTCTGGACAAATCTTTAGTTGCACCATTTACTGCACCGCTAATTATTGCATCAGTGAACACGTTCGATGCGCCATTGGATATAGGACTGGCGGTATTGTCGTAGTGCAGAAGACTAAACCCATTTACATCAATTGGGTTTATATAGCCTGTTCTATACTTTACAGTTTCGTAGGCCAGTTGCATGGTATTTTCCATAATTCCGTCGCCACGAGATGCATCATGTTCGCCATGCCGCCAGCTGGTAATAAACGGATTAATCAACAAATATTCAGTAAATCGTTTATTGTGTAAACTGAATATTTGTATATTTCTTAGAAATGGCCGTAATGAATTATTTCGCGGAGTAAAACCCCAACTATCTCTATTTCTGGGTTGGTACTTGTGCGGCAACTGATACAGTGTGGAATTGTAATCACTATCTCTATAATAATATGTATAGTAGTCATTCCAAAAAGTGTTTACAATATCTGCTGCATCATCATGGAATGTTATTGTAACTGGGTCATATGAAATATTGGTTTGTATAATATTTTTTCTATTATACGCATTCATGGTTTTGGTGGACAAAGTAAACTTGGGCAATTCCACTCGTTTTGCCAGTAATCCAGTTTCATACTGCTCTATTAGAGTCTGGCTACTGGTGCCGTCCGGAGCAATCAATGATTGTAGTATGCTCGACCCAGTGAGAGTGCCAGTATCCACATTAATACAAACATAGTATAAAAAACTTTGCTTGGGTGCAAGTCTATAATTGTCCGATAGAAACAATCTAGTTGCGTGATCGTACGGGTATGTGGTAGCACCCGAGGCGATAGGTTTTAAATCTGCATTATAAAGGCTGGCCATACTAATATTTATGTCATTAAAAAACCCACTAGAAAGTGGGTTTATTGGTGCTGTTTGACCGTTTAGCTGGTAGCCACGCCGTTGTTGGTGCGAGGCACTGGATTACCTACTCCGCCCGGAGTAGTAGTTTGCAGTGCATTGTCATAACGAACACTCATAGTAATTACTACTGGTTCGTTGGTGCCATAATCTACATCGCCATAGTTTACATCAGTCAAGAAGCAACCGTAGAGTTGCCATGTTTCCAACACTGTTGGCTCGGTGGTGCCGTTGGCGCCGTCCAGCATTTCTAATGTGGTAACAAACTTGTAGTCTGAACCCGAAGCTGCACTGGCCTGCTCCATGAAGTCAAATTGCTTTTGTAGCTGTTCGCCGACTAGTCTACTGACATTGCCGCCTGCATCGTCACGCAGAGTAACTGCCACTGCTGTCCAAGTTGGGCGGCCTGCAATATAGATTTTGCTGTTGTAGATAGGAATTTCGATTGGATCAAAAGTTACCTGAGGACGAGCAAAGGTCATAATCTGTTTGGTCAGCTCAGTCTTGGGATTGCTTACGCCAAAGTTTTCAAAAGTTCCGCGAAAGCGAAACTTTAATTTTGGCATTAGCAAACCTTGGGTAGTTGCGCTTTGGTTACCGCCCAGTGGTACGGTAAATCTGGTTAATGATGAAACTGCCATAATGTTATGCTCCTGTTCCTACGGCTGATGCTGATGCAATGTTATCTGCTTGGATTTCTCCTGGATTTTTCAACCTAATAGGAATGTAAATAAATTCAACATCTTTGGTAGGCTGAATTGCAACATCTACATACAATTCATTTCTAGCAATACGCTCTGCTGTGTTGTTGGTACCATCGCAAACTACTAGATAGTCAGTGATACCACGCTTGGCAACTAAATCGTTTAACAAGCTGGACACTACTGCTGCAATTGCATTTCGTGTAATTGGATCGTTTGGTTCAAATATAAACGGACGGGCCAATGTGTTTAGTTGCAATCTTAGATAGTTTACCAATCTTGCAACATTAATTCTGTCCAAGCTGCTTGGCTCAGTGGCCAATGTCTTCTGACCATAAATTACCAATCCAGTACCAGGTAAATTGGTCAAGGGATTAATCTTATTGGTGTACATAACATCGCGTAGACCTTGTGTGACTCCGATGCTGATAAACTGACCGCTGTCTGCGTCAACATAACCGATAGTATTTAAATTATCAATTAAACCTCTGCGTGTGCCAGCGGGTGCTAACCAAGGATAGCTGATGTTATCACTCTTGATAATAGCACGAAGCACTGCATAGCTTGGCGGTACTGCAACTGCGTTGCCAGACAAATCGTTTGTTTGGCCGCTCGGGTAGTAAACACCAACATAAGGGCTGACTGTGATTATACCGTCTTCGCCTGTGGAGGTAGCTCCAGCTGTATTATCTGCCCACGCTTGAATTGCTGTTCCAGTGGCCGGCAAACGCATTGGGGTATCACCAACGATGAATGCTGTGTTGTCACGATCTTCGTTCAATACCACCATATTAGGCATCAATTCTGGATATCCCGGGCAAGCAAT